CTTCCACCTAGCGAGGTATCAAAGATCTTGTAGCGATCAGCAATGATAGAGCCATTTAAGGTAATTGTTACACCGTTAGCTGGCTTCAGGATTGCACCTTTGTCAAACTGAACTGGTCCAGCAAATGCAACATTGGCAGGAACGTCATACGTGCCACTTGGGAAGTAGATATGCTTGCCTGTAGCAGCTGCTGATGCAACAGTATCAAAGTCTTTAACACTCACCACATCTTGCAGCTTTGATTCAACGGTGCGCTGCACAGCACCAGAACCGGCCTGGGTAAAGCTACTCTTAGCTGCCGAGATACCAGCCGACACCTTTGCATCAGTGACAGCACCATCTACAAGCTTAGAAGTGCCAAGCGTTCCATCAGGTATCAGGCTGTTCACAGCCCCAGTGACCTTAACCGCTGTCTCCTGGGTTACGTAGAGCAACTGGGAGAAATTATCGTTCAGATCCTGTGCTCGGATGGCAGATCCGGGGAAGAACGTAGCGTCGATAGTGTTAAGATCCGTCTCCCGATAGATGCGGATCTTGGCCCCATCAGCAGGGGCCGTGTTGAACTCAATAGTAGTAGCGTTGACTAAGGTGTATTCAGTTGTATCAGCGTCGTTGACAGCTACTTTGATGTCACCGACTTCAAGGTATGGGAAGGTAAAAGAAAAGAGGACGGTCGAGCCGTCCCCATAATAGCAATTTTCAGTTAAAGCCATCGCTTAGTACTGGAACTGTTGAATGATCTGATTAGGATCTTTGGTGCCATACATCACATCCCGACGAACCTGTCCAGCACGATCACCAACCTGCTTACGGATGTTCTTCATCTGACCAACACGGTCTGCCCACTCCAGGGTTGGGGCATTGAGCCCTGCTTCCATCGTGGCTACAGCACGGTTGTGATGCCGTTGGACGATCTGATCGATCACACCATAGGCATCGGTCTGAGAAGCCTCAAAGCCGTTCTGTCGTTGGTATTCGCTGTTGGGTTTATCGATCTTGAGGTACTGCTCGCTCTTGAAGTAATCAAGGAGCTCCTTCTCCAGCGCACCATTACCGGCCCGGAGCTTGTTGTATTCGACCATCTGCTCGTTGCCAAGCAGCTCTCCAGCAAGCTCTTTGGTCTTGTTGGTCATATCGTAGCCTTCCGCATCCATAGCCCTGTGGACAGGCTTGAAGCGGTTGCGAGACAGCCGTAGGCCACCTGCAAACATCTGGGCTACGCCTACAAGGGATCCAATGGGGCCATCCACGCCATCCTTTGTCAGTTCCTCGCCTGTAACTGGGTCGACACGCTGGGGAGACAGCTTGCTTGCACCCAGACCACCCTGCTTCTTCAGCATCCAAGGCCAGAATTCCTCCAGACGGCTGCGAACCTCGCGCTGGGCGGGGTCGATGATCTGTCCCCACTGCCTACGAGCACTGGAGTAAGGAACAATGTTGGCCATATTCTCAAGGACCTTCGTGATTTCACGGGGATCCTGAGCAGTAACCAGCGAGGCCACTGTGGAGATCTGAGTCAGATAGGTCTTGTTGATGACGTTGGAGGTGACGATGGCCATAACGGACGGCAGGAAGTCGTGCTCCTTGCTGTCGTCAACCATCAGCGCTCCCATATCAGCAAACATACCGAGAATGGTGGCTGCAGGCTCTAGGGCCTGGTAGTTAAACTCAAACTTGCCAACGGTGATAGTGAACGGCTTGTGGTTTGTGAGCCACAGGTCACGGTCATCACCGCGCAGGGGGCCTGCTCCAGTGATCATTCCACTAGCACCACCAGTCAGTCCACCAATACCGACCAACCAAGACATAGCCTCAGCCCCATCCCGCATAGCGCGGTAGTAGGCATCGCCATTCTTGTAGGCCAGGTCCCTGTTCTTCAGGATCGTGGAGAGGACTGGGGTCAGGTTTGCAGAGGACTTCAGAATGTTCGAGGGGGTCTTCACGAAAGTGAGGCCCAGGAGCTTCATACCGGGCTTCATCGAGATCTCATTGAGCTTCCTGGTTACCCAGTCAGATTCATCAATGGGGGTCTGGAAGGTGAAGGTCTGACCAAGCTTAATAGCCTCATCATCAAGTACCTCCAGGCCATCCTCAGAGAAGATCTTACGCAGCTCCTTCTCCTTGAACTCAGCCACCAGCTTGCCGAACTTCTCAGTCCGCTTGGCTGTCATCGGGGCATCACCCAGGGCATCCATTGCATACTCAACAGCACGCTTCGCAGCGACCTGTCGACCAGCAAGGACCTTGAAGTAGTTGTCAGTTGCACCCATAGCAGCCATCATTGGCCGCATAATTGGGGAGTCGACAATCTTACGGAGGGTGATAGCCAGGCCGTAGTTCATTGATGCGAACCAGCCAACCTCACCGTTCTCAATTTTCTGCTGGAGCTGAGCCATATTGGTGGCCAGCTTCTCATCCCAGATCACGTACTCCTTAGCATCAGGACCCATAGAGTCCCACTGCTTCTTGTACATCCGGCTGAACAGGCTCAGGGCCTCTTGACGAGTCTCCCAGGTGGCACCAATGGCCGCCATAGCCTGCTTGCGCACCAGGGCGTTCTGCTTACCAGGCAGGGATGCACCCAGCAGAGCCTGCATCGGGTGACCAATGGTCTGGTAGAAGTTACCCCAGAAGTTACGGGCAGTCGTGATAGGACCAGACAGCAGGGCGTTGACATACAGTGCGTCGAGACCCTTACCCACACCAGCCAGGGCTACTCCAAGGTCATTGAAGTTCTTCTGGGTGGGGTGCATAATCCGCATCACCTTCGCGGCTCTCTCAAGCTCACGGAAGGCGTCCTTGTCTCCATTCACCAGGCGGGTACGGAGCTGGGCGAACTGCTGGTACAGGTTCTCCTCTTTAGCAACCTGATTAGCCAGATCCTCCTGCATCTTCTTGAGATAGCCAGAGGGCAGTTGAGGAGCACCACCGTCCATAGAGGGGGACAGGCGGCCAGCAAAGTCGAACTCAGCAACCTTGCCACCAGCGGTCTTCTTGATGTCTGTGCGGATCTTCAGCATTGCTGTCAGACGATCCAACAGACGGGCTGCATCCTGGCCAGCCTGGGGCGAGCCATCGATGGAGTTACGGAGGACCGACTCGGACAGTTCCTGGGTCTGACGCTGGAGCTCTTTGACAACAGCAATGGTTGCCAGGTTGCCCTCAGTAGTCAGCAGGGGGTTGCCATCCACAAAGGCCACAAACCTCGGGTCATCCAGGAGGCGGGCAAAGGCATCATCACCAGCGGTGAGGAACTCTCTAGCCAGCTCCAGGGCCTCAGGGATCTTGCCCTGGGTGGAGGCGAGGGTATAGGTGGGGTGGGTGGAGATGGTGTCAGTTAGGCGCTGCAGGAGCAGCAGACCTTCCTCACCAACGGCCATCGTCTGGACATCCATATCTGTGAGGCTGGCCTTGCCGGGCTTAGCCCCGCCAGTAACCACCTCATTGACAGGGGTGTCATCAAACAGGTCTTCAACGATGTCGGTACGGGCAGCCACAGGGGCAACCTGATCCACGTTGTAACCAGCTTCAGTAACGGCCTGAGCGCGGGTCATAGTCGGCACCAGCTCGTCTGCTTGCCGGGCTGCTTGCTCCACTACCTCCGGCATCACAGAGGGGGCTTTACGGCCCACCTGAGAGGGCTGGAGTTCACCCTTGTGGATAGCCAGGGAGAGCTCATCTACGAGCTGGCTCCAACGGCCATAGGGGGTCATCGACTTGCTGCCCTTAGGAGCAGGAGCCAGGAAGTCCACAGAGGCAATAGTGCCGTCCACAGAGCGGACAGAACCAGTACCACCTTGGGTACCGATCTGCTGGCCTACGCCAACCATATCGCCTTCCTTGACCTTGATCGAGCCATCAGCCAGGTGTGCATACAGCACATCCACGGTCTGACCGGTCTTGGGGTCAATCGACTCAACCACGATGTAGTTGCCGTAGCCAGCCGACTGGTTGCCCTGACGACCAATCTCCTTCACACGGCCATCCAGCAGGGCTGGGAAGCGCTTGTCCTCGAAGTAGAGGTCAAAGCCTGGCTGTCCACCGCCGCCCTCTTTGACGATCGAGGTGACGTTGGAACGGTCCAGCTTCACAGGCACATAGTTGGCCTGGAAGTCAGCCTCCTTACCGCTCATACGGGAGGTGATGGCCTCCTTCTGAACAGTCAGCTGCTCAACATTGGCACGAAGCTTGTCAGCCTCAGCCTTGGCAACCATCGCCTGCTGGCGGGATTCCACCTGCTTACCGAAGATGTCGTTGCGGCGAGCAACCAGATCATCCAGCTGGGCCTGGATAGCCTCGCGGGATTGGAAGTTGCTCTTGGGTGGGACCTCAAGGTTGTCGAGGCGGGCGGACAGGTTGGAGGCAACCTTGTCACCAGACGCTCCAAGTTCAGCCACAGCTGCCCGGAAGTCATCGATGTTGTCTGCAGTCAGGCCCTGCACCCGGCGACCAGGCGTGATAGTGACGCCCTCGGGGAGGGTGAGGGAGTTGATGCGGTCCACCTGGGCCTTAGACAGGCTCAGTTTGATGCTGGATTGCTTGGCAATCTCTTCTGCAGTGGGGAAGGAGTCCAGCTTGCTGGTCAGATCAGCGATCTGCAGGTTCAGCTGGCCACCAAGGGCCGCTTCGCTTTCAATTAGCTCGTTAGCCTTGGCTAATCCCTCATCCGCTTTAGCTAGATTTGCAGAGAAATCAGCTTTTTCAGCATCAATACGGCCGATCTCATCCTGGATGTCAGGCAGACGGGTCACATCGAAGACGCGCTCGTCAGGATCACCGCCATACTTGACGGTGTTGGCCACATCATCCAGCATCTTGGAGGCCTCATAGGCATCAGCCCTGGCCCGGAGGTACTGGAGTACAGGATCTGTCTCATCGACAGTCTCTGCAGCCTCAGCAATCAGCTGGTTCAGCTTCATCCGGCTGGGATCCTCTTGGATCAGACGGAGAGCCAGGTCACGCTCAGTTGCCTTGGTGTAATCGAGAGTCGAGCCGTAGTTGTCCTGGGCGAATGTGTCTGCCAGGAGCTTCTTCAGGCGGGCCTGGGCCTGCTTGGCAAGCTTGGGAGCAGCAATCTCACGGGCAGCCCGGTGATATTCAGCCACAGCAGCAGCCTTACGCTGATCCCGGAGCACCTGAGGGTCAGTCAGCATCCGACGTGTCTCAGCCAGGAGGTCCTGGATGGGGTCACCGGACTTAGCCACCTGGTCCATCTTGATGCCGAGGTTCCTCTCGACATTGAGGATCATCTGATCCAGCTGCCTCTTCTTGGCTCCCTTGCTCCAGGCACGGGCTACCTCATCAAGCTTGGTGATGGCCTTGGAGCCGCCTACAACCTTCCAGAGGGCCTCCACGGCAGGAGCACCCACAGACTCAAACAGAGCGCCTTCCAGGCCCACCAGAGCCCGGTTGACGATGGGATCATTGGAGTCGTTGGTCTGGAGCATCTGGGTGAACGGAGTGCTCCCGATCAGGGTCCCGTCCTCAGCTGTACCGTCAGCACCAACGAAGTCCTCGATGAAGCCCTGGCCAGCACGAGTAGCGAAGCCCATAGCCCCGCTGGCTGCATTACCAAAGCCCAGTCGAGAGAACTGGCGGGAGGAGGTCACATAGCGGGTGAGGGTACGAAGGCCCTTACCGGCGGAGGTGCTGTTCTCTCGAACAAGCCCGAAGTTGACAGGCTTGAAGGTAGATCCAAAGACGAAGTTAGCCGCCTGGCCGGGGAGGTTGACTGCACCCTCTGCGAAGTCCTCCACACCACCAGCAAGACCACGCACCAGCTCCCCGGTGAACATTCCACCAGGGGCGGTGTCGATCTTGTTCTGTAGATTAACCTGATCACTCTGATACTGGGCACGCTGGGCGGCCCGCATCTTTGCGATCTCCTCGGGGGACTGTTGATCCCCCTTGAAGGTGTTATCAATGAAGTCGGTGACGGGGATAGCAATGTTCTCCTCCGTCCACTTCTGCACAGGATTCATCCCACCAGGGGCCGGAGGGCCTTGCTGCTGGGGAGCAGCCTGGGGCTTCTGTGATTGTGGTTTAGGTTTGTCAGCACCACCTTCCTTCTGAGGGGACGGCGCTGCTTGTTGTTGTTTCTGTTCTTGCAGCCATTTCTGCCTGAGTTTCTCAAGCTCTTCTGGTGCAATCTGTGCTTCAACGGGCAAGCTAGTCCCGTCATATGAAAGTGGCATAGTGTTACTCGCCTAGATCTCTACGAAGGTTGTCGGTACGGATTTGTTTAACGGTGCGACCGTCACCACCCACGTATCCCTCGTCGAACCCGAAGAACAACTTCGAGGCCCTATAGAGGTCATTGAGGCTGGGATTTGGCGCAGAGACGATGTTCCAGATACTTCTTTGGGCCTTGATCTCACTCAGGGCGAACTCAACCTGGATGGCAGCGTCGCTAATATCAACGCCGCGCTGGGCTGCAAGGGCCTGCATACGGGTCAGGCGGGCACCCTGGTGGCCGAATAGACCATATCCATCACCACCGTCGTGGGTCTTGGTGGGGACACCACCGGACTCACTGAAGATGTTGCTGGCAAACCAGATAGCACCGCGCTGAGATAGCCCTGCATTGAGGGCATACTGCTTGGCTTGGTTACGGGTAATAGGGGCTCCAGGGCCACCACTAGCGGGTGTAGTGGCATCAGCAGGACGGTTCCTGGGGGCCTCAGAGAGTTTGCCCTTAACGCCGCTCAGGCGGGCCTGGCTAGCAAGGAACTCACTGGGGGTGGAAGACCTTGTACGGGCCGACAGGGCATAGATCTCTGGGGGATAGGTGCCAGTCTGAGCGAAACGCTGGTCAGCAGCCACGATCTCCTGCGGGGAGAGCAGTAGGGAACTACCCCCATCCACAAAGCCGTATTCACCCTTGATCAGGGCCTGGCGGGATTGTTGGTTGAGGTAGGAGGTGACCTGACGGCCGTTCAGATTGAAGCTGGCGTTAGTGGGTACAGCACGGGTAGGTGTTGGAAGGCGGGCAGCCTTACCAAGCTCTGTAGGTACGCCGAACTGGTCGACAGTGATCTCGTTGCTGATGAGGTCCTGGTTCTTGTCATACAGCCAGGCCTGATACATATCAACAGTTGCCCCTGGGGTGTTCTGCCACCACCAGCGGCTACGGCGAGCCAGCTCATCCTGGCGCTCCTTGACAACGGCATCCACCTGCTTCTGGAAGACAGGGTTGATCGCCTTGTTGTAGTCAGCACGCACCCCCGCCATCGGCTTGCCGAGGATGAGGTTCTGGGCCGACT